AACCGTTCACGTTCATCACGGACAAACTGGACGATTGCCTCAAAGTCGTCCCGGCCACGAAGTGATTCGACTGACTGCGATAGCGTTGGCTTATTGTTGATAATCATTTAGATCCTCGTTTGATTTTGCGCTCTTGCTTGAGCATTTCCTTTGTAGGCTTCTTGCCAGAACCCTTTGCTGCACGGATATTGTCCCACATTCCGCGAGGGGAAACAGAACCATCTTTGCGTTTAATCATCTGCTTTTTCATCAGTCTCTGTATTTTTGGGACATCTTACGAACCTGCGGATACTTACGCTTGATTCGGTCTTTGTTCTCCATTTCCTCCTTTAGTTTCCTGCGATGTTTCTTCGCGGGACTCTCTTTCTTGGTTGGCTTCATTGCTGCATATTCTGGGTATCAACTCCACCCATGTCTGCGGGTGACGTTCCAATCTTGCCGATCTCGGAGTTCTGAGCCTGCTGCATCATGAACTCATACTGGCCTGCATACTTCTGCAAACGCTCGGCAAACGCAGGGTCTTGCTGCGCCCGTTGCGCCACATCCGGCTGCTGGACATACGCTTGAACCATCTGCATAGCGATTTGTGCGCCATTAGGACGGGCAGGAACCTCGATGCCAGAGTAAATCTTCGCAAGGTCATCGGTAATGTCTTTCATCATCTTGTCTTGCGCTTCCTCGGCAGGTTGCAGAACGTAATCCGCAAAGATCGGGTTGATAGAAGCGGCCACAAATTCCAACATCTTGTTCACGTCGATGCGCCCATTCCGGTCTAGCTGCACCAAGGAAACCATATTCCGTAGCTGAGTCTCTGCCGTCTCTGGATCGTTCGACTGCGAGTCAAAGTTCACCACGATGGAGAAGTTGTCATCTGGACTACCCTTCGTCATCGTTTGCGGGTTTGGATTCCCCGTAACTTGGAAGAAGACCTCATCCGGCCCCATGCGTTGGAACAGCTTCCATGCCATGCTCAGAACGTCCCGAACATGGGAAAGGAACTTGTCCACTACAAACTGCTGGCGGAAAGCGGAGATAGGCGACGATGGGTCAAGCCCCACCGCCCTGTCTGCTTGCTGAACCATCTGCTGCTCAATGCGCTCGCTACCTGGGTCAAACGGAGGAGTCGGGCCGAAGGTGACTTCACCCATCCGACGATACGGGACACGACGACCTGGCCCCCAATCGGAAGGTGGCCTGCCTGCTGGGTGCATGATCGGTGGCAACGTAGCCAGACTGGAGCGGTCAATACGGCTGTCACGCTCAGTCTTAACCTGCATCTGCGCCCCACGGAGGATGTCAGAGAAGTTAGCCGTCTCATAGATCCGCTTCTGGTCATTGGACAGGCGAGTCACGACAAACGGATAATCGTCGTAGCCATTCAGAAGTTCATGCTTTGCAAAACCTTCCGCCTGCGGGTGGAACACGGTGCAATAAATGCCCTCGCTTCCGTCCTCTTCGTCAATCAAACGCTGGTAGGCATACACAACCATGACAAGATCGTTGTCATCGGTGATGGGCAGACGGTTGAAATCCTTGGTTTTCTCACCATCGTAATACATCGTGTCCTTACCACGTAGCGTTTCGATGGCAGTATCCACCCATTTCTCGTCCCAGCCCTCGTTTGTGACTTTCTTCTCCAGTTCCTGTGCCGTCATAAACGTCCTCCAGAAGGCGTAGGGGGCGCGTTGCGGGTCGGAGCAGTAGGAAGGGAACAAAACCTCCCCATCGGGCGCACAGGTGTATGCTACGGGGCAATCAACGGTATTGCGCGGGATAGGCACTTCTGCGACACCCATCCTCCGCAGATCCTTTACGACAGACTTAGCTCGTTTCTTGGAGATTACCGGAAATGCCTGCTGCAAAAGTGCGACAACTTCTTCGTCATTCGTGCCAGAAAGAATGAGATCAACCATTTCAGGCATCAACTGGGCAATCTGCTGCAAGTTTACAGACTGCTTGAAGGTGCGGGACTCCCGCTTCCAGCCCACATAAGTGACCATGATGCCCTTCTCCAGCAGGTAGTTCGCCCCAAGTTCCATCTCCTGGCGGAAGTTTGGAATGTAGGTGGAGCGCATCCACTTGAGGAATGCCGAAACGATAGCTGCCCGTGGCATACTGGACATGGATGTCGGGAACGCCTTGATGTGGCTGCGCTGCAATGCCTGATCCAAAATCGAAACAAAAGCATCAATGCGCTCGCCAATGACGTTGACCTCCATGTCGGAAGCTCCCTGCCAAGGGAAGGCATTCGCTCCCTGCTTCCGAAGATCGTCCGATTTGCCGTCCCACTTGTTGCGTCTATCGTCGTATGAACGAAGACAAGCCTCGAAATACTCTTCAAGATCCAACAAACAGGTGTCGTATGCGTTTCTAAGCGCACCGATATTCACCTCCTTGTCGGCGTAAATCATCGCCTCGTCTTGTTCATCAATATCTTTCATGGCAAGTATTCGTATTCCTCCAGCAAATCTCTGGTTACCTTAGCAACTTTTATGGTTTTGCCAACAAGTTTATTGGTGTATCTTGGAGAGATCATAACCTTTAGCAGTTCTCCGTTAAGATCACAGCCTACAAACCTTGGATTCGGGAACTGTTTGATGCAGCGCAGGTTCATTACTTCCGGCGATATTGCAACCTGTTCCTCATATTCAAACGGTTGTTTAACTTCTTTTTCCGCAATTTTGCGTGGTCTTCCTCGTTTTTTGGTATTCATAGATTAGTATCCTCCTCCACCCTGTCTGGTGGTTTTGATTTTAGATTCGTCAACGTGGTCGATGTCTGCAATGGCAGCGTATCGGCAAACGTCAATAGGGTCTTTCCACGCTTCTTTCAAGCCTAATTCTCCGGTGTATTCCGACAATGCCTGAATAATGTTCTCGCAGTCTTCGGTAACGTAGAAGTGGGGTCGGTTGAGGGAATCTGACGGCTTAGTTGTATCCCATGCCATTTTCCCGATGAGAGCTTGCAACCCATCGTCAATATCCAAACCGGGAGCGGGAACGCAGACAAGCCCTTGATCGCTCAAATCCTCAATAATGCTGGATGCTCCAGACGCGCCCTGATACTTGGCCGCACCCAAACGAGGGTCAATCAACCTCTCGAAGATGTCCTCTCCGTTCTCCATCTCATAGATCAATTCGATGTATTCCTTGATCCCGTATCCCTGCCCCTTAGCTCCCTCACCGGCAACCCACTTTCCGCCTTTCCATTCTGCCCAGTCGCCAACGTCAACCCCAGGCCACTCCCTGTAAACGTAGAACGTCCCTGAAGCATCCACGGCAATCCATGCCATAAACCAGTTCTTCGCTCCAGCAGGGTCGATAATGTGGTATCGGGTGATGTTCGTCTTTGGAACCTGATCGTGGGTAATGACGTTCACAGCTTTGTTGAAGCGAGGGAACTTGGTAGCATGGGACTTTGTGGCAACCCCGTAAGCCCGAACCAGAATCTCGTTCCTTGGTTTGCCTTTCAGCGTGTCCCGTATGCGCTCGTAGCCAGACCAAGGGTTATCCTCCGTCCAGAAGTAATGCACCGTGCCATTGATGTTTTTACACTCCAAGATAGTTGGTATGCGTTCGCCGTCAAGAAGCTCTGCCTCACGGGACTCCAGCACCTTGGCATTGTCCACATACTGCTTAACCACATCCGTCATGCCGAAGATCGGAGTGAAGGTAAGGATCATCTTGCTGTTCCTCGTCGCCAAACGGAAACGAAGCGTCTCAATGATTTCCGGCCCACCAAGATACTCGTCGAGCCAAACGCCAATGTTCAGCCATTTTGCCTCAAAAGAACCAAGCTCCGCACCCTCAAGAATCGTTGGATTGTTCGCATACTGAGAGTAGGTCTTAAAGGAGATTCGTGAGCCATTAGGTAGGATTAAGGAACTATCTGTGAATCCTGTCTTGCGTTTGTAACTTATGTATGTGTTGGAACTCGTCTGCTTGGACTTGAACTCGGCTGGTAACCAGTCATAAACGGCAGATTGTTGCTGCCGGATGGATACCTCTGCGGTCTGACAGAAGCAGAATATCTCGGAGTTTGGGTTTTCCACCGCAGCTTTGACGATGAAATACGCCCCGATTTGCGTCTTGGATGCGCGGTTTCCTCCGCTGATAAGTGCCTCATTCCTGTCCTTCAGATAATGCTCAACCTTCGTCCAGTTCTCAAAGATCCAACCATACTGGTATTTATCGTTAATCGAATTGCGGATGGCCTCCTCACGGGCAGAATAAAGCTCGGCAACCTCTTCCGGTTGCATCACGGCCAACTCCTCGTCAGAAGGAATCGGCAGCATTGGGTGGGGTGTCCAGGTCATCCTACTATTTCTGCTTCAACCA